CTTCACAGGCACTGGGTAAGTCTGTAAATGAGTATGCCGCAGATATTGTAAAAAATACTGTACCGAACTATGAGCGTGTACCTGAGTTTATCAAGGGTATTCGTAAGCTTCCTGTAGGTAACTTCATCGCTTTCCCTGCTGAGATTCTCCGCACTAGCGCAAACACTCTTGGTGTTGCCCTTAAAGAGCTAGCCAGTGATAACCGTGCTGTTCAAGAGATTGGCATGCGTCGGTTAATTGGTTTTACCTCCACTGCTGTTGTTGCGCCTGCCGCCCTGCAAAAGATGGCTATGGACTTAACAGGTGTATCGCAAGAACAACTTGACGCTGCCCGTGAGAGTGGCCCCCCTTGGCAAAAGAACAGCCGCTTGATTCCTACCACAGTGGATAAGGACGGAAATCTCAAGGGCTACATAGACTATAGTTACACAAATCCATACGACTACTTGCAGCGTCCGGCGCTAGCTATTCTTAATGCCATCAATAAGGGTGAAGATCTTGGTAAAGATGCGAATGCGATTGCAACAGAAGCTGTACTTGGTGCTGTAGGAGAAATATTCGAGCCTTTCTTTGGGGAATCGATTATCACCGAAAAGATACTCGATACAACTGTTCGTGGCGGCGTAACTCAAACAGGTGCCAAGGTTTACCGGGAGGAAGATATACCGGGAGACATAGGCTTTAAGTCGTTTATGCATATTGCTGACGCAGTCGTTCCCGGCGGCGCTCCGTTCCAGCTTAAAGGAATGACCAAAGAGACACAGGAGCCCGGCATCGAAGTTGGCAGGTTCGCTCGTTCTATGTTTATGGGTGACACAGTTGATCCGGCTGGTAACGAAAGACGCGCAGCAGAAGAACTGTTTCGAGCTTTTACTGGTTTGTCAGAAATTGAGGTTAAGCCAGAGAATATTCTGATGTACAAGGGCTTCGAGTATGGACGCGGTATCAGAAGCGCAAGTCAAATCTTTAACAGTGCCGTCTCTACCAGAAGCACTCTGGATCCTGAGAATGCTATAAACACTTACCGCGAAGCTAACGAAACTAGATTCCGGGTTATGCAAGAGATGTATAGAAACGTCGAAAACATGAGAAGGCTAGGCATGTCTGATGGTGAGATTCGTCGTGCCATGAAGAAGAACAAAGTAGCCAATATATCAGAGTTAATGCGCGGTGAATTTGTTCCTATGAAGGTTAGCTCAGAGATTCGCAGGCGCGTTCGTGAGAACGATAATGACTTGCCAATGAGTGACTTAAATAGTATTCGTTATGAGTTGATGGGACGCAGGCTTGACGAGCCAGTGGTAGAAGAAGAAGCACCAGCACCAGACTTTGACCCATCTCGTTTGGTTCCTATTTCTGAAGCCCCAGCACCAACTGAACCAGTTGCTGCAACCACACCTCCTCCTGTGGTGGCGCAAGCGGGTCCTGCTACAGCCCCTTCGGCGGGACCCGCACCTACTTCAATGGCTAATGCTATAACACTGCCTAACCCACAAGACCAGCTATTGGCAGCAAGGTTACGAGGACAGCAATGAACAAAGATCAGCTAAGAGAAGAGCTTGCAGAAGACGAAGGCTGCAAGTACGAAATATATTTAGATCATTTAGGTCTACCAACTTTCGGAATCGGAGCGCTCATTAAAGAGTACGATCCAGAATACGGTCAGCCTGTTGGCACACCCGTATCAGAAGAGCGTGTCCGGCAACGGTTCAACCTTGATATCGCTGTGACGATTGAGGATTGCGGTCGACTGTACTCTGACTTCGACGAACTACCCGAAGAAGCTCAGTTGGTCATCGCCAACATGTGCTTTAACCTCGGATACCCACGCCTGTCCAAGTTCAAGGGCATGAAAGCAGGGGTCGATGCCAGAGATTGGGAACGCGCAGCCGACGAAATGGTCGACTCGAGGTGGCATGATCAGGTTCCGAACCGCGCAAAGCGTTTGGTTAAGCGAATCCGCGATCTCGCAAAAGCCTGAAATCATTAGATAAAAACATCGATTCTCGTCGACCTCAGTATCGATGGACGTATCATTATACCTTGAGGTCGCTGAGATTGGAGGATAACATGACAGAAAGAACAGAATCAGCTAAAGATGACCGCCGTCACTGTCCGCGCTGCGGCAGCAGGCTCCGCACCGTGTATGTTCACGGGCATGAGCAGTGCTTTGAGTGCAGTCAAGTCATTGATGACTGCTGTCAAGGTGAGACGTGTCAGTTTCCTGAGTAAGAACTCTCTTGTGGCTTATGTAGCCCAGAGCTTTTTCTCCACCAATCCTAGCAGCTATAGCTTCTTCCTTTGTGTTAAAGCTTCCCAAGTGCCGGAAGGTTCCTTCCGTCCAGATGCTGGCTCTCCATTTATTACTACTTTGTAAAAAAAACACACCATTAAATCCGCTTTTGTTGTTGTTTGACAGTGCTCTGTTTCTACCATTATCACTTACAGAGACTGCGCGAAGATTTGATAGTCTGTTGTCTAGCGGGTCGCCATTGATGTGGTCTATTACTTCACCCTTTTTTATATTTCCATAGTGCATACACCAAATAACTCTAGCTAAGTGGTGCTTCTTTCCGTCTAGTTTAAGTACAATTCTTGGAGGGTTTAAGCTTTTGTCTACGCACCCTACAATTGACCCTTTAACTGCGTTAGAGCTTTTTGTTCTTCTCCAAAACAATTTTCCGGTTTTCTCGTCATACAAAAACCAAAAATTAAAGTTACGCTGCATCTTCGACATTACCCTACCTCACCCCAGTTGTTACCTAGTTCTGCGTCAACCTCGAAAGGAACATTCAAGTCCGGCACACATGTTGTCATAATTTCGACTATACGATCGGCCTGTTCCTCAGACTCTATGCTAAAGCACAGTTCATCGTGCACAGTCAGCATAGGTACGAGACCCTCAGCATAACAGTCCACCATTGCTTTCTTTGTTTGGTCGGCACTCGAACCTTGAATCAGTTTATTGAGTGCCTTGTATGTGTATGCTCTACGGATCATGCCCCTGCCACCATACTCTTTGATAGCTTCTTCAAGACGCATAGCCTTGTTAAATCCAAAAGACTTAGGCTCCCACATATCAAAGCGGCACTTACGACCAAGCCACGTTCTAATACTGCCAACATCAGCAGCGCGGTTCGATGTCATATCAGCTATGCCCTTAACAAAAGGCACGTTCTCGTGATACTTAGCCAGCAGCGCCTTGGCTTCTTCCTCGGAGATGTCCATAACACCAGCAAGCTTCTTCCGCCCCATGCCGTACATGATACCTAGATTAACTGTCTTCGCATCCTTGCGGCTAATGCCAGCCATGTCTGCCACCATCTGATGGAAGTCGGCATTGCCCTGTTCATACGCTTTCACAACCTCATCAATCTGTGGATGTCTGTGAACTCCTGTGACCTGAGCACAGTAGTGCGCCAACCATCTGGGTTCTTGTGAAGCATAGTCAAAACTTCCCCATTTGGTTCCTTCTTCTGGTATAAATAACCCACGAATCATGCCTTTGATCTCGGGATCTCTGGCTGGAATTTGCTGTAGATTCGGGTTGCTCGAGGAAAACCGACCCGTTACTGTACCACCATCATCAGAACGAAGAGCATTGAAATCACAATGAATGCGTCCATTATGCGAATGATCAAGAATTGTCTCAACAAAAGTTGTGTTAGCTTTGTTAAACTCGCGAAGCTTTACGACCTTCTGTGCAATTGGGTGCGAGTGGTTAGACAAAAACTGTTTTGTAAAGGAGGGAGCGCCCGTGCTTTCTGTCCGGGAGTAAGACACCCCAACCGCATCGAACGCCTTTGCTATAGATGTCGCAACCCACGGCTCAATGAAGATCCCAGTCTCTTCCTTTATTTCTTTAAGTAGGATATCTTCCCGCCGCTTCAGGTCTTTCTTTACCTGCTCTGCCTTGTCAATGTCGACGCGGACACCGCGTGTCTTCATCTCGAAAAGCACAGGTAGGAGGTCTGACTCCAGCTTAAATATGGAGGACACTTCCTCTTTAAGTATTTCTGGGCGCAGTCTATCCCACAGCCGCAGGGTCACGGCAGCGTCTTGTTCCGCATACTTACCGACGAACCGAGCAGGTAATCTCCACATCCCTGACTTGGGATTAACACCGTACATTGCAGCCGCAGCGCGTAGCGTCTTCTCATTCTTGAACTCGCCG